ATCTATTCACGGTGTGGACATATCACCGGAAATGATTATCCATGCTTATCGCAAGAAGAGGGCAGACGGAGAAAGACACTACGGTGTGCTTTATCGACTTGATTTAACAACCAAAGACACGATTCCTGAAAATCAATACAATTTCATGATTAGCTCTGGGACTTTCACAACAGGTCATCTTGAGCCAAGGCATTTAACAAATATTATTAAATCACTTATGAATAATTCATATGCCGTGTTTAGCGTAAAGAGTGACCATTTTGGAGAGTCTGGTTTTATGAGCGAATTGTCTAAACTTAGTGACCAAAACCTGATTGAAATACTGGAAATATCCGAGGTTGACTCTTATAACAACGATGGTTACACTGCACTATCAAGGATTATCTCATTGAAAATAAACTAGAAATGCTGATTGGGGACAAGGTGTCGCAAAAGGGAACAATTGGACAAATTACTAGAGCCGGGAAAACAGAAGATTGTGTTTATGTAATCTGGCAGACACGAGACCCAGTTAATACATGGTATGTAAACATCCAAGTTAATGGCAAGCTTGCGAGATGCAAACTCCTATCATTGATTGACAGAAGACCACATGAGATAAACAATGGATTCACCCAAGATGCATGGTCGTTTGAAATTATTGACGATAAAACTTTCTATAAAATCGCCAGTGGTGGCTTACCAATTCCACCACGAGACCTATAAATAGACGGGAGGGGCAAATGTGGTGGAGTCCTTGGGCACTTCTTGTTGACCTTGATAGTGTAAAAATTGATGAAAAAATTAAACTAAAAGCAACTAAGTTGCGTGAAGAGTGCAAATCATTATTAAATCAAAGTAAAGCAGTTACTGATAAATGGAAGATAATCAATAATACAGTTGTCATTTTGCAAACTGACAAAATTAAAAATGACGAAATTATGGTTCAGTATAAAAAAACCATGTTGAAACTGCAAAAACTCTTAAGTCCATGGCGTGGAAAGCTAAGCCGATAAATCATGACTAGACAACGATTATTTTTAGATATGAGTTGTGTTGATGCCGCCCGTGCACGAATAAGACATGTTTACGACACTTTTGACACCGTATGCGTTCAGTTCTCTGGTGGCAAAGACTCAACTGCTGTTCTTTACTTGGCTAAGGAAATACATGAAGAACGTGGTCTGGGTCCTGTAAAAGTAATTTTCCGTGACGAAGAAATGGTCAGCCCCCTTGTTGTTGACTATGTAATGAAAATCAGAGACTACGACTGGGTTGATATGGAGTGGTACTGCCTTCCATATGGCGCTGAAGTCTGGATTCTTGGCAGACGAGAATCAGCAATTCTTTGGAGTCAAAGGCGCAAAGACTTGGGTGAATGGGTAAGACCAATGCCAGAGTTTGCAATCAATGCAACTCATTTCGGTTTGACACATGAAAAGCCACTACCAGAGTCAGTTGACTACTACACGATGCAGGGAAAGCCTGGTCGTGTTGCATTTATAACCGGAGTTAGAGCAAACGAGTCAATGATTCGTTATCGCTCCTGTGTGCAGAAGCTTCATGAGAACTACATTGTCTCTCCATACAAAATGAAGAAAGGTATCCCACTCAAGTTTGCAAAAATTATTTACGACTGGCAAATGGACGATGTTCTCAAGTTCATAACCGAAGAGCATGGTGCAGAATATTGCCCTTACTACGACATTGCAGCAATGACCGGAAGTAACACTAGGGTTGGGATTCCTTTGCACTCAGTGGCAATCAGAAGAATTGGCGATGTGATTGCTACGGAGCCAGAGTTTTACGACAGGCTTGTTGAGGTTTATCCTCGAATTGACTCACAGAGGAGAATGTGGCCAGACTTTGATGTTGAGGCTTTGATTGAACTTTATTCCAAAGATGGATTTGACGGTGCAGGAAAATTCATTGATGAATTCATGCTCGGTCCATCTATGCAACGAAGAGCAAGAGCATTTGTCGCTCAGTTTAGAAACAAACATATTCAAGACCCACACTCATATCCAATCAACTGGTTGATTCGCAATTTATTGTTAAACGAAATAAATGTGACATCAGCATCGCCGATTGGTCCAGGAACAAAAGCACATGCTGTACGCAGCACTGAAATAGTAGAGGTTGTTTTAGATGAAAGTTGAAATGGTAAATGTTGATGAACTCAAGATTTCTGAGTGGGCAGCAACATACATACTTAGACCAGACTTACTCACATTGGCCATCTCGTTAACCGAATACGGGTTCGTTCAACCGATTCTTGTGCGAAAATCAAATAATGAGATTATTGATGGAAACCAGCGTTTTCTATTAGCCACCAGAAACCCACATATAAAGGAAAAAATTGGTGGCTTGATTCCAGTTCATTATGTTGATTGCAATTCCTCTGAAGCAATGATGATGCACTTGCAGATGAACCGTGGGCGAGGAACATTGCAGGTTCGGAGAGTGTCAAACATTATTAGAAAACTTTCTTTGTCAAGGGCTTATGGAGCAAAGGACTTTTCCCGCTTGCTTTCAATGAAAATGGATGAACTAGAACTCCTCTTGGACGGAACTCTCATAAAAATGAGGAAAATTCCACAACACACATATTCTCGTGCTTGGGTTCCTATTGAGGTTCCTGCTGGGGAAGAAAAGCCAGTAGTTATCGAAAGACCACCAAATCCAGATAGATAGTTCCAAGAGTATTTAATAGTGCTAAAATCTGAATTGTAAATATTCACGGTTTGGAGAACGCACATGCCTACACCTGTAATTGGCGGAGAGGAAGGAGTCACCCCTACTCGTCGCACGGAGGGAATGAGCCTAAGACGCCGGATTGGTCGTGCATTAGGGCTTGTGGGTCGGGGAAGACTTCGTGATGCAGTTCGTGACTTTAGAACTCCACGCGCCAAAGCACGTGGTCGTCGTGGTGACCTTCGCCGTGGAGTTTCAGAAACACTAGGAAGATAAACAAAGGATACCTCATGACTTTGTTGGTTTCCGTGCCCGAACTGAGGTCTTACATGGATATCAGTTTGACGAACCGTCAAGAAGATGCGGCAGGACTAGTTCTTGCAGGACTTGAAAGCGAATTAGAGGCATACCTTAGAAGACCGGTTCAGGTAGAAACTTTCAACGAAGAATATACCTACCCAAGCATTGACACTGGTATCCCAATGGATTCATTCTTCAATAATGCAAATCCATTCAGTTCGTCTTTCTATGGTTCACCGGTGGACAGAACAACATATCTCGAGCCACCTCAGACCATCTATTTCAGAAACTCTCCAGTTGCAACTGTTACTGAGGTTATTTATAAACCGATGAATGGTGTTCCACAAACGATGGAAGTAGATGTTGACTATGTTGTTCGCCGTTTTGGGATTGACGTGTTCAGGGCTTTTGCTAACGACACCGTTGAGGTAACTTATACTGCTGGTCTCGATGGCGCAAACATTCCAGTATTCAAGTTAATGATTCTTCGTGCTGCCACCAGAGAAATGCAAAACATGCACGATGATGTCGTTGGTATCAAAGACCTAGAAGCAAGAAATGTTGCTCCAATGCAGACTGGCTTCCTAGAAACAGAACTTATGGCTCTTAAAAAATTCAGGCGAAACCGGATTGCATAATGGCTAGGTCCACATATATCCATATCACCGTGGATGCCAAGAAAGCCATCAAGCGAATGGTTGACATGAAGAGGCGAGGCAAGGACTTTGCCCCAGTCTTCAGAGAGGCTCGCTCTGGTCTAGAGGCTTGGAACTCTGCTAACTTCACCCAGAATGGCGTACCCTCTGGAAGTCCATGGAATGCTCTACATGCATCAACCCTTCAATGGAAGGCGATGCACTACCCTGGAACAACCCCAATGGTGAGGACTGGAAAATTGTTCAGGAGTTTGACCAGCCTTAAAGGCCCTGCGAATAAAATCGGTGGGAATGAAGCAGAGTTTGGTACAAACATTGAATATGCCAAGTTCCACCAATACGGAACTACGAATATGGCTGCAAGAAAGCTCGTATTTGAGCCTCCAATGTTTGCTAAGAGACTGGCTCAAATTGCCGCAAATTATCAGGCTCATGGAAAAGTTGGGAACGTGACTAACCCATGATGGACTTGATGCACGGACCCCAGTATGCAAAGCAGTATGTAACCAACTACCTTGAGAGAGACCTGCCCATCCGGCT